GGTAGTTTTAAGGCAATATATGGGTCATTTCATGGCGCATTGTCAACATTCTTTTGCGACTGGAGAAATAGCTTTGGGTCTAAATCCTGATAGTGAAGACTGGACTCTGTTATTTCAACATTTAACGGAAGTGGGATGGGATTTTATATGTGGTGATTTTAAATCTTACGATGCTAGTCTTGCTACACAAATAGCTGCAGTTGTTGTTATAGTGATCAATGATTTTTATGACGATTCTGAAGAGAATAAACGTATAAGAGAAACTTTAATATACACTATTTTTAATTCTACACATATGATGGATAATTTAGTGTTTGAATTGAAACAAGGTAATTGCTCAGGTAACGCTTTAACAACATTTATAAATTGTTTATTTAATATGTTTTTTATGCGTTACGTTTATTTTTGTAAAGTTTCGAAAGATTTAACTCTTTTTAATTATTATATCAGGTTAAAAGTCCTAGGAGACGATAACCTATCTAATGTAGCAAAGGATATAAGAGAATTATTTAATATGGTGACGATAGAAGAAGTTTTGAAACCAATAGGTGTGACATATACTTCTGCTAGTAAAGAAAAAATAGAACAAAAATTTTGTCCGTTTGAGGAAGTTACCTTTTTGAAACGATCTTTTAAAATTTTACAATCACATAGATTGGTATTAGCCCCCCTAGAGATTGAATCTGTTATGGAAACAGCACGATGGTCAGCGGGTGATCCTTTAAATGTCATAGATCAAACAGCCCGTTTTAATTCAACATTACTCTACTTGAGCGTGCATAGCAAGAATCAATTCGATTCAGTTAAATTAAAATTTGAAAAGTATTGTTTGCTAATGCGTAATGGTAGTTTGTTTAGAAATGGAGAACAGTTGTTTCTTAATTATGACCCTCGTGATCTTTTTTCTTATGAGAGATGTTACGACATCATGTATCCAGGGAAGTTTGCACCCTTAGATAACTTAAATTACAAACTCAAACATGAAGTGATCGAACATGTTTGGAGACCAATAGATTACAAACAACCAAAAATGAAAATTACAACCGATGATCAAACGGGCCAAAATTATTCTTCTAATTGCAAAGAAGAACGGCTAGAAGGGCATCAAGCTTCTAGTTCGCAAGTAATGCTAAATGATAAAACTAGGACTGAAATAGGCTCCGAAAGTTTAGAAGCTCAAATGGAAGTTGGCCAACAAGAAGCCATGCCAGAGAATAATGATAAACTTGTAGTAACACAAACTATTGCAACTTTCGATGAGAAAAATGAGTACCATGACGAAGATTGTGATGGTGATGAGTACGAATACCTGAATACAATGCCATCTCCTGATTTAGATATGTTTCTATGTCGGCCTCAGATTATTGCCACAGTTAATTGGGCAACTACTGATGCCTTAGGTCAAAGTATGGGGGTATATAATTTTCCAACAGTTTTGTTCACAACTACTTACATGAACAAATTGGAAAAAATGGCTTTCTGGCGTCCGGATGTTGAGATAAGTATAAGAATGAATGGAACACCAATGCACTACGGTCGTATAGTGTTTGCATGGGTGCCACAAGGCAACTCACTTAATACATCTTTCACCTCTGATTATAGATCGGCATTTTCAAATCATTGGACTCAAGTGTCTGCAAATGCTAATCAAGCTACTGTTCTAAGAGTACCATTTACTCATTTTAAAGAATTTCTTAGTATAGGAAAGACTAATGAAGATTTGTTTACTCTATATACTTTTGTATCAGTACCTTTGTCTTCGATGAATGGAGCTGCGCCTGCTATAGATTATACAATATATGCTAGAGTTACAAAACCAAATCTTATAGGGTATAACTATCAAACATCTTGGACTGCGCAAATGGATACTATGATACCAAAACAACGTAAGAGATCCGTAAAAGGAAAAACAGAAGCAGAAAACTTAACTGAGGAAGGAAAAGTTATTTCATCTTCTGTAACATCTTTAGGTGATTCTATTGGTAAGTTTAGTTGGGTACCGGTTCTTGGTAAGTTCGCGGAACCTGTGGCAACAGGAGTCAAATTATTTGGCAACGTTTTAAGATATTTAGGACTTTCTATACCACCAAACTTGGCTCCAACTCAACCTATGCAATTGCGAAATCCTAGATTTTTACAATTTGAGGATTTACCAACAACTTTAACTTTAGGTCCTTCACCAGATTATACAGTAGCAAAGGATTACGCTTTGGTGAACGATCATGTTGAGAGTTCTTCTATTTTAAAGTTTATACAACGTCCAGGCTTAATGTACACAGGGCAGATAGTTTCCACTTTAGTTCCAGGTAATTTGATTTTTAATGCTAGTGTAACTCCAATTCGTTGTTATGGTGATGATTATGTATCAACTATAAATTTTTTTAATTTTGTCCCCACTCCTTTGTATTACGTAGCACGATTAGCTAAGCAGTGGCGTGGAGGGATACGGTTTCATTTAAGCTTTGTTTGTTCACATTTTCATTCAATGCGTGTACGTTTATGGTATGTTCCTTACCAAATACATGGTACTGCAGGAGCACCAGTTCCGAATGAAACTGCTGGTACAGATATCATTAATGTTATTTTAGACATTACACAAGGAACAGAGTACTCTTTCACTATACCATACTGTCAGCAAAGTGAGTGGTTGGATATAGGAACCAATAACGCGTTAGGTAATATTAACTCTATTTATACCAATGGAGCATGGGGAATGACAGTAATTAATAGTCTCACAGCTGGAGCATCCACAGTGAACCCTATATTTTATCAAATATTTGCATCTGCAGCAAGTGATTTTCAATTGGCTACACCATCATCCGCTTTTGGTGTAGAAGAATTTGGTACGTTTAAAGCCCAAGCCGATTTTTCATTAGGTGAATGTGAACTACCATCGTCTTCGCTTGAGTGTCTCATGTCTAAAGATTATCCGCCAATTGGTAATGTTGCTCGCGGAAGAGTAACACATAGAATAAACCAAATGACAGAAATTACAGGCATAAAACAATTAACAAACATGCTAACACCATTTACTACTCATGATGTGGCGCCTGTAATGCCTAGCGGTCTTGTGGGGAGGAGTTATAGCCCGTTAGGTGATACAAACACGTATAATGGAACAAAGCTGAAGTGGTCTTATATGCTTCAAATGATGACCGTTTTTAGATATTGGCGCGGAAGTATGCGTTTCGCTTTAAGAACTATTGATACTGATAGTATAGCGCAATTTACAGCTTCATATGATCTAGCGAGTGGGCAGCCATTTGAAGGTGCTTTGACTGCCTTTCCAGACTTTAATAATGTTTACGCTACACCACTACCAGATGTGACAATAGGTAATGCTCAATTCATACGCTTTGCTTTGAATCCACCAGATATTATAGTGCCCTGGTACTATAAATGGAAGTGTGCTACGACGAGGTTTAGCCCAGGAGTAGCAGCTTCTTTCGATAATTCAGTGGGAAGTTCAGTGTTTATATCGATGGTGTCACCAAATACAGCACCTGTATCTTTTTT